CCATTGTCCAGTTCGAAAAGAATGTTTATGGGATGCGGTTAGCCGTGATGAACCCCATGGCATTTGGGGTGGACTTAGTCACCGTGAAAGGAACGCTTTAATTCGCAAGTGGCAAAAAAGTTACCGTAAGAAGATGACCCTAGAAGAATTCATACTAAGCAAGGACTGATAAATGGAAAACGACCTAAAACGTTTCTTAGATGCTAAGAAGCGCGAGCCACGACTACTTGGTGATATTGAGCGACACCTCATGCGCCGCCCTTTAGAGGACCGTTCTACAACGGTTCTACACCCATCTGAAATCATTAAAAATGATTTTTGTTACAAGTATTCTTATTACTTGATGACAGGTGGAGAGTTAAAGAAAGAGAAACCAAACCTACGTTTGCAGTCTATCTTTGATGAAGGGCACGCAATTCACCATAAATGGCAGAACTGGTTCCACGAAATGGGTAACCTGTATGGTCGTTTTGAGTGTAAGCACTGCCACACATCAGTGACTGGGACTTCTCCTACAGTCTGTGAAAGTTGTGGAGATACTCGCATGGAGTATAAAGAAGTTACTTTAATTGATGACGAACTCCGTATTGCGGGCCATACAGATGGATGGATTAAGGGAATTGGAAATGATTGCCTAATTGAAATCAAATCTGTTGGTGCAGGTACGTTCCGCTACGAAGCGCCAGAACTTCTTTTAGATAACAATGGAGACATCTTTAAGGCGTTTAACAGTATTAAGCGCCCATTTAGAAGTCACTTACTCCAAGGACAGATGTATCTTGAACTGGGTAAGCGTATGTTTGGCGATGAAGCACCAAACGAAATTGTTTTCTTGTATGAACTTAAGGCTGACCAATCGTACAAAGAGTTTACGGTTAAAGCAGATTATGAGATTGTAGACCGAGTCTTCTTTAAGGCTGAGAAAGTTGTTAAAGCAGTTAAAGCAAAAGTTATGCCAGAATGTAACCTCAATCCAGAGGAAGGGTGTAAATCATGCAACTTGATTCCTTAACAGTTCACGACCAATTACTAAAGGCAAAACAACCTAATTATGAAATGGTTAAGTTGCCACCAGATATTACGGTTCTTTCTAGCGAACAGTTAGCAGAGATGTTTACCGTTCTTACGGGATGGGCAGATTACATTGCTACTCAATTAGCAAACGCACAAATACAAGAACGCACATTGGAAAAGAAATTAGATAGAAAAGTAGCATCACTTTTAGTTGAAAAAATGGGTGCAAAAGAAAAAGGAGATAGAGTTACCCTTGTCAAAGCACAGATTTCAATGGATGAAGGTGTTCAAGACTTAGAAGACAAACACCATCAGGCATACGTTCAACGTAAAGCGTGGGAAGTAATGTTGCAGAATCAAGAACGTGATACCACACTAGTGTCACGAGAGATTACTCGCCGTACTTCAGACCAACGTTCATTCCGAAAGGATTACGGAACACCATGATTATTGGACTATCAGGATATGCACGTTCAGGCAAAGACGAAGTAGCAAAGATTTTGGTAGAAGATTACGGCTATAAAAGAATTGCATTTGCAGACAAGATTAGAGAGTTACTTCTTGAGACTAACCCACAGGTTAAAGATGGGTTTCGTGTTGAGAGCGTAGTACAAGCGTACGGTTGGGACCAAGCAAAGGTAATGTTTCCTGAAATTAGAAATTTACTGCAACGACTAGGCGTTGGTGCACGCAATGCATTTGGCAACGAATTTTGGATTGGTCAAGTATTTAATTCTATTGATAAAACATCTGATTATGTTATAACCGATGTTAGGTTTGAGAACGAAGCCATGATGCTTAAACTTATGGGTGGACAACTTTGGCGAATTAAACGCCCAGGAATAGAACCAGTAAATGGTCACATATCAGAGCGTGAAATGGACGGTTATAAAGTAGATAAAATTCTAAAGAACGAGGGTACTTTAGAGGAATTACGAACATTAGTTCGTTCTCGCATGGAGTTTACCCTCAATGCCAACTAAATTATTTGATGGTGGATTACCTAAAAAAGGTAACGTAACAATTGGTATTGACCAATCATTGACTGGGTTTGCGCTGACGGTAATGTCAGTAGCAGAACCAACGTCTCATTTAACGTGGGTATACAAATCGCCTTATTTTGGCATTGAAAGATTAGTAGATATTCGTACATGGTTAGTAGACCATTTCAACTACATTGAACAAGAACTAGAGTTAGACATTTTAGACGTTGCAATGGAAGGAACAGTTCTTCAATCACAAGCAGCATTAGTTCTTGGAGAATTATCGGCGTGTGTTAGATTAGCAATTTACGATTTCTTTGAAGACGCAAGAAAGTATCCACTTAAAGTTCCACCAATGACGTTAAAGAAATATGCTGCAGGTAAAGGTAATGCAAAGAAACAAGAAATGTTGCTACAGATATACAAGCGTTGGGGTATGGAATTCAGCGATGACAACGCAGCAGATGCATACGCATTGGCACGATTAGTCTCTAAAACACATATAAATGAGATAGAGAAGGCTGTTGTAGAACAAATGTCAGACCCCAAATACAGAGACCAACCAGCCATTTAGCCCTATCCTTTAGTTTAGGAGTGGCACACCAAACCGAACTAAAGGACTAACAATTGACTAACACACCAGAAGCAGTTTCTGTTGAAGAGCCATTCCTCCGAGTGAGTGCTGGCTCAAATCCACAGAGCGTCGCATCCGCAATCGCCCATGCAATTTACGACAAAAAAGAAGTAAAACTTCGTGCCGTAGGTGCTGGAGCAGTAAATCAGGCAGTTAAAGCAATCGCAATTGCACGTGGTTATGTAGCCCCAAGAGGCATGGACCTTTCTTGCATCCCTGGATTTACAACCATTGAATCTCGTGACGGAGAAATATCCGCTATCGTGTTTCACATTACAGCAGGCTAATAAAGACTTATCCTTGGACATAGATTAAGGAGTCACAATGGCATCTTGGACATCAATGGGTCACGCAATGCGTCGTCGCATGGGCGCACCTTCAAACCATCACGAAGAAGCAGGTAAAAGCATGGCTAGAAATCACATGACACCAGAAGAAGTAATTTCCTCTGCAGAGCACAAGAACAGTGCACGTCGTTACGTTGGTCAGTCAGTAGGTTTTTCATCACCAAGTGCAGCACCTGCAAAGGGCACACTTATGCCTAAGAAAAACACACAAGCATCAGACCCAACAACAGGCGGAAAAGCAAACCGTACAAACATGCTTGCAGGAGATGCAGCATCATCTGAGCGTATGGGTGCTCGTTACCGTACAACAGTAAATTTTGCTCCAACAATTGACCCAGCAGCAGGCCCAACAATGGCAAATGCTAAGACAATTAAGTCTGTTGCAGGACGTCAAGCGCCTAACTTTGGCGATGGAATGAGCAGCGTTCGCTAATGCCACTATCCTCATCTTTGTTTGGGGATAATCCGTTCAAGAATTTTGGCAAACAAGCGAACGTTGAAACCCCATTGTCATTAAGTTCCAGTACTACTGGAAGTATTGCACGACGTACATCGTGGCGCAGTAATGATGGTAATGGTCCGTCTGCGTATTCTTCAAAAACACGTGGAACAACTTTAAATTGGGATGACACACCAAAGGTAGAAGCACCATCGTCGGATAAGGGCGCTAGTTTCGGAGGTGCGTAATGGCTGGTGGAGTTAATAACTTTTCACCTTCACAAAACTGGCAGTCACTTGGTGGCGGCGGTATGTATGGGTATAACAATCAAGGTGGTGCAGGAACTCCTGTAGCCCGTGACTCACTAGATGCTACACGCATCGGTGTAGGAAGAGTTCCATCTGCAGAATATCCAGATGGTTACCTTGGCACTATCCGCTCACGTCGTGATGACCGTTTGTTGGATAGCATCAAGTCTCGTGTCAATCAAAAATCATATCAACGTGGCGTTCACAAAGGTGAACGTGTTGAACCATCAATGTATTTCTGGCCCGAATCAATGGGGCCAATGAGCGGTATCGAACGTCAAATGGGCGCAATGGTTGATACCTCAAATGGAGTTACCATTTATCGTTCAATTCGCAATGCTCCACAAGTACAACTTACTCCTGCTCCCCACCTTGTTAACGATGGTAAAGCAAACACCATTGCCACAAGTCCAGGAGAAATTAACGAACGCCGTCAGGCAATGATGTCTTACTTGAAACCAGCGTGGCGATAATGACGCAACCAGTTGACGGAGTTTACGACCACACTAAACCGTGGCGTGCACCAGTACAGCCTGACCAAGTAGCCAAGCGTTGGCAGTACAACGGGCCATGGTCAACGAATGCAGAGCGTTTAGTTTCTCAAGCCTTGATGATTATGAATATTCCAGGAAAAGATATTCAAGCAATGGTTCGTCCACCACTTCCACAGATTAGGTTGTTTCCAGACCGTTTTGGATATGGTGCAAGAATCGAACCTACAATTGAAGACATTGTAAGCGTAGACCGTAACTACACAGAGCCACGTGTATCGTGGTACTCAGGTGGAGTTGGCGGATACAGCGCTTCTAGCAGAAATGACTTAGGTAATACCTAATGTCTAAAGAAGATTCATTTCCGCATTTTGTAGAGTATTCGCCAAAAGAAGCAGGACACTTTAAAGCGTTTATTCAACGTGCACGTAAAGCAAGTCCAATGGGTGCTGCAGTAGATGTGCACAAAGTTAGCGATTATAAGAAAATGCGTATGTTTAGCACTTCTGATGGATTGGCTGGTTTTGCCATTCACCCAAGTGGAGAATTAAACTCAGTTTTTAAACACCCAGATGCGCCATACACAGATGTAGCACGTCGCGCAGCAGAACATGGAGTATTAGTAGGCGGTGCAACTCACGCATCAGCATTTGACCCTAAACTGCCAGAGATGTATGCAAAAGGTGGGATGCGACCATTGTCACACGTGCAGTGGAACGAAGAGTACAAACCAGCAGGATGGAGCACTCGCCGTCAAGGACGCCCAAGTGTTGCATTTCTTGGTGCTGACCGAAACGCTGCTAAAGAAGCAAATAGCGGTAAGTCCTATAAACCAGACAGCACTCCAGTAACATCTGACTACGACACAGGTATGAGCGCAGCAAAGAAATTTGGCGAAAAAAATACACGAAAGAAACGGGGTTAATCGTGGATGATGGCGATGGCATGATGATTATGGAGTTGCAGGCAAAGCAAATTGCCGAAAATGCAACTCGTTACAAAGGTTCACACCCATGTCCAACATGTGGGATTATTATGAACCCGATTGAATTTCTTAGCAGTAATAAAGGACGTTGTTTAAACTGCGTTACTCAAGAGCGTGCTAAACGTGCAAAAAACAAAATGGTTAACTAATGGCACGTAAGAAAAAGGTTGACAAACCAAAACCACTAAGCATTGAAGACTCTCGTCGTTTAAAGGGTTCTGCTGCATCAGAAGAAGAACGCTTAAAGGCAAAAGAAACAAAAGCAGCAGAAGATGCACAGGTAAAAGGAACCACCGAAACTGTTGTTGCTAAAAAAGTAGAAGGAACAATCCCAACTGGAGAAGACCAAGGTCCTTCAGCAGCACCAAAAGTTAGAGTAAAAGGTCCACTTGTAAGCACTGGTCGCAAAATGCGTCAAACAGGATTGCGTCCTGCAAAAAATCGTGAAATGAAAAAAGGTGTAATGGCTGTAACTCTTGCCACCGAAACACCTAAACCACGCAAGGCTAAAAAACGCACAACTACTAGAACTGGTAAAAAGATTGACCCTAAGACAGGGCAAGTTGCAGTACCTAAAAAAGGTCAAGCAGCAAAAGTTGATGGAAAAGTTGTTCGTGTAGATTCATCCAATATTGAGGAAGCGCAACGTCAGGCTAGAACCACCGTTCTTCCAACCGCAGGACCAGAAACACCAAAACCAACTTATGAGTTGCCAGGTGCTCCAAACACTGTTGCAGAACAAGGATATTCACAATCAAGCCCAGAGCATCATGAGCGCCTTAAGTCATTGACAGGCAAAGCATTCTTACATCTTGGTCGTATGCAGTCTACCCACGGCACAGATGAATACCATTCTCATCACGCAGATTTTAACGAAACCCACGCACATGTAGCGCAACTTGACCATAGTATGGGTCAGATACTAAAAACTGCCCACAATGCGGTGTCAAATCCAGGACATCCTGATTCTCCTAAGCAGTTTGCGTATGCAAAACAAGCCGCAGGTGAGAGACTAGGACTTGGTAAAAAGACTATGGATGCTCGTACAGAGCGTTCACAGGCAGGGCGTGCCAAGCGCATGGAACGAATTCGTGCAGAACAAGTAGCGAAAGAAGGACAGTAATGTTATTTAATGACCGTCGTACAATCAAAAACCCTGCTGTCGCAGCAGCGGCAAAGTCTGGTGCGATTAAATACACTCCAAAGAACGAAAAAGTTCCAATGGAAAATGTTTCAAAGACGGCTACACGTATTTTTGGTGTTCCTACTACTGCAGGAAAACCAAAGATGGTTGTTCCTGGCTCTAAAAAAGCAGCCAAACTTCAAGCAAAAAGTGATTGGTCTGACTCTTATGAGAAAAAGGCTAATGCAAAATTTGATGCTCGTATGAAGAAAATGAAGGGTAAGTAATCATGACAGTTAACTCATCTCGTTCAATGAACGCAGGCCTTAATGAAGGCGCTACTGATGGCAAGTACCGCAAGGCTCGTCCAGATACAGAGGTAACCCCTGGTCTAGGTGACGAAGCAACGATTGACAATCGTCAATCACTTCATCCATTTTATGGTTATGGTTTTTTAACTTCTGAATACCCAGCAAAGGTAAACCCAGGTAAGTAATTATGGCAGACGTTCCAGACCGTAAAGAAGGTACTCCAGTACCTGTTGAATCAAACATGACTGCTAAATGTGGTCACGAAGATGCGTTAGGTTATTTTTCTGGAACAGTTTGTGGAAAGTGTGCACGTAAAGCACATAAGAAAGCAATGGGTAAGTAATCATGGCTAAAACAATGGCTGCAGGAGATTCACCAAAACGTCGCAATTATAGCGATATGTCTGTGCGTAAAGTTTCACCTTCTGGTGGCTATGAAGTAAGCAGCATGGTTGATGGTTACTTACACAGCCAACAATTTCAAGGTTACACTAAAAGAAACGCCATGAAGAAGTATCACGATGACCAGAAAAAAGGACAAGGTAAGTAATTATGGCTAAACCAAAACGTACTTCCAATACAAACGCAGGCCCACTTATCCAAGGCCGTGTACCTTTTCAAGGTTCAAGTATGCGTGGAGTAGAAGGAGCACCTTCTTCACACGGTTGGTTGTCAGGAACTCAATTTTCAGACCAAATTAAAAGTTTAAAAAATCCTGATTACACAGTTATGTCTTACAATACGCCAATTGCTGTTCATCACGAAGAAGGATGGCATTATCCAGACACTTCCCATAGTCCAACTACTGGACGTCACCAATCAATCGTACGTCAGGCAATTGGTGTAAAAAGTGAACGTGACAAAAAGATGGAAGCCCGTGCTGAAAAACGTAAAGCAAAGCAAAAGGCAGCCTCAGACCAACAAGAGTTAGGTCTCTGGAACTCTTAATCTGCTAAGATAATCGGACCACTACAAGGAGCATAATGAGTAAAGTACCTTTACTAGGGCAAAAAGAAACACCAAAAAACGAACCTATGTTTCGTTTGCTGTACTGTCTTGTTTGCCAAACACTTGAAGAATTACCTCCATACGACGGTAACCCAGAACAAGACCATTTGTTAGCAATTGCAGTTGAACCACACACGTTTCCGTCAGGAGAACCACACAAGGGTAAGTTATTTGTTTTACCCCTTCGTGCTTGGGCAAAATCTGAGTCAAAGAAAGAAATTATTCGTCAAATTAAAGGCGGAGGTTCTAAAGGTCTTGCAGAAATTGATGACACATTTTACGACTCACGTTCTATTTTTCTTGAAGACGCTATGGCTTGTTACGGAAAACATAACAAGCCAAAAGATGGTTGTGTAGACTGGCAAGACAAAAGCAAACTTCTTATTCCTAACACAATCAAAGAACGTAAAGCAGAAGGCATGGCACGTTATCAAGATGAAGCAGGACCAAAGACTTACCTCTGCAATTTCTGCCCAGTATCTATTGCTGTAAACCAGCGCAAGCAAAAACTAATCGAAGGAATCCGATAATGGCACAAGCAAAATACATTGTTACAATCAATGAAGATGGAACATTAGCAACAGAGTCCGTAGAAGTTGGAGAAGGAATCCTTCGCACTGCAACTACTTTTGATATCTATCAAAGCAGCAAAGAATTAGTCTCAGAGGTTGAACACCTTCTTTTGGCAGATAGAATTGCAAAGGCTGTTGTCACACAATTACAGCCTGTTGACCCTAGTGCAGAGATTAAGTCAAAGATAATTGACGCTTTAAGCGATAGAGGCATTAAACCAACCCTAAACTAGTCCTATGTTTAGGAACCTAGTTAGTAATGCCCAACCTGTTCACATTCAGGGTGCCGCTACTTCCTATTTTTCTGCCCCTGAATCAGACTTAGACCCTAAGTTATTTTCTGGAAACATCCTTAATGGATGGGTACGTAATGGTCTTCTTCAATTGTTGTTTGGGTTCCTTAAAGAAGAATACCAATATCCAGAAGCATGGACAAACGTATGGATTGCTGGTTCTGCAGTGTCATATCAATGGTCAGCAGCACGTGAACCAGGTGATTTAGATGTACTTATAGGCGTTGACTATATTACTTTCCGCAAATTGCACTCTGAATATAGTGGTTTATCTGACGTTGAGATTAGCCGTATGTTAAATGAAGATTTTCGCACACATTTACAACCTGACACAGAGAACTGGAATGGGTTTGAAGTTACTTTCTATGTTAACCCAGGTGCAACAGACATTAAAAGAATCAACCCTTATGCAGCCTATGACTTAATCCATAACGAATGGACAGTTGAACCTTCTAAAGAAGGTGCCCCACATAACAAGGTATGGGATGAATTTGCAAAACGTGATTTGAGCATGGCAACTGAAATTGTGGCTCGTTACTCCAAGGCTGTTGGGAAGTTAAATGCAGCACAAAACGATGCAGCCCGCCGTAACGCTGAGACTGCGATGCACAATGCTCTGATGCAAGGACACGCATTGTTCGAGGACATTCATAGTGCCCGTAAGTTTGCGTTTAAACAAGAAGGTCAAGGCTATAAAGATTTTAACAACTATAGATGGCAGGCTGGTAAGAAATACGGAACGGTTGCTGCCCTAAAGAAACTGTCTGGGTACTGGTCAGCATACAAAGCGCAAGAATCAGAAGAAAACTATGGCATTGAACTGCCAGATACCCAGACTCTAATTAGAAGAGCAGCAACGTACCGAGCAAAGGGATAACGATGAAGGTAAAAGGAATACTATTTGGGTTTTTTCTAGCAATTATTGCTGGAGGAGCAATGGCTGCTGGTCCTGATTGGGTTAAACCTAATTCTAAAGTAACTCCTGGGGTTTTAAACCCTGCAGTTACACAGGCAAACATTAAAGATAATATTTGTAAATCAGGTTGGACAGATACTGTTCGTCCTCCTGTTTCATACACTAACAATCTAAAGGTTGCACAACTAGCAGGAGACTATAAGTCTTATGTTGCTATTTGGGGTGAAGACCCAAAGGGCTACGAAGAAGACCATTTAATCTCACTGCAACTTGGTGGCTCTCCAACTGACCCAAAGAACCTTTTTCCTGAACCATACGCAGGTAACAACGCTAGAAAAAAAGATGTAGTTGAAACCAAATTAAAGCGGTTAATTTGCGATGGAACTATTACTTTAAAGGTTGCTCAAAAGGCTATTTCAAAAGATTGGGTAACCGCTTATAATAAGTACGTAAAACCAGCAGATGCAAAGGCACCAGTAGACGCAAACAACTAAACGGAGCAAAATTGAACGTTTTATTAAACCTTGATGGAGTACTTAGTTCGGAATCAGGTGAACCAATCCGAGCAGGAGTCATTCTTTACTATGCCCTTGCAAACTCCCACAGAGTAACCCTATTAACTAATCGTAAAACTGATGACGCAGAGCAATGGTTACAGGGGCACGGAATCATTAACTATGACGAGTTGTTTGATGTTGGGGCCCACTTAGAGGGTGAAGACCTAAAGAAGAGACAGTTTCTTTTGGCACGTTCAAAAGCACCTCTTGAGATGTATGTGGACTCTGACCCAGCAATGTGTGCCTGGGCATTTGAAACACAGAACGTAACTTCTTTATTGTTTAGTCATCCAGGTTACGTCAAAGTAGAAGACCGCCCAGATGCGCCAAGCAAAGTGCGTAAATGGTCAGACATTGAAGCCTCAGTCACACGTGTGAACTTAGCCAAGGCTAAAGAAGCCCAACGTCCTAAAGAACCAAATTTCTTTGACTAATGAGAATTATATTTAGCGGTGCCGAAGTTGGCAGTAACCGTACCCTGTTAGAAGGGCAAAAGGTTGAGTTGATGGGACTCAACTTTTGGGGACTTCGTAAAAGAGGTTTGCCCAAGACTAAAAGATGGTTAATCTCAGACCACTTTGACTCTGATGTCCAGGTAGTCATTGAGTCAGGAGCAGCCCAGGCAGACAAGGCTGGACTCTCTAAAGAAGAACTAACGTCTTTAGCCATTGAGTATCAAGAGTTCCTTGTGGATAACTCTGAGAGAGCATTAGCCTTTATGGAGTTTGACTCCTTAGTTTTAGGGCAAGAATGGGTAGCCCAACAAAGAGGGTTCTATGAGTATGACCCTAAGTTCTGGGTAGTCTGGCATGAAGAGTACGGATTGCCAGCCCTCAAGAGCCTCTGTGAACGCCACCAAAACGTGGTCATACCCAACGACGAGATTGAGGCTGTAACCAGCCTCTCAGCCCTCACACGAGGTTACCAACGCCAACACGGAACCCAGTTTCATGCCCTAGCCTGTGCCAAGCCAGACAACCTACGACAGGTACCATTTAGCACAGCCAGCACATTGTCATGGTTATCGCCCATGAGACGAGGCGAGACTATCGTCTGGGATGGCACCAAGTTAAACCGTTACCCAAAGAAGATGAAGAACCAAGCACGCCCACGCTACAAGGCTATTGTGGAGAAGGCTGGGCTAGACTATTTAGCGTTTAGCCAAGATAGTACCCTAGAAGCCACTAGAGTTGCAGTTTGGTCATACAAGAAACTAGAGGCATCCATGGATAAGAAAACCCCTGACTTACATATTATTGATGGTGGAAAAAAGGACCTAGTATCTGATAACAGTGATACCCCCTTACTATCAGGTTTAGGGGAATTAGGGGGGTACCTTTCTGATAACAGTGACCTCGACATGCGGAAAAAAGAACCTACAGAACTAGTCCAAAGAGCCTCTGAAGAGATGCAAAACCTTCCTGTTTTTGGTTACAGAATGAAAACAATTGTAGAGACAGATGACGATGGTAAGGACGTTCTAAAAGACGTTCCAGTCATTAGCAACCAGAACACATCCCTTCGACAGTGCGACACGTGTTTTGTTGCGGCTAATTGTCCAGCCTTTAAACCAGCCAACACCTGTGCTTTTAACCTCCCAGTTGAGGTAAAGACTAAAGAACAATTGAAATCTCTTTTGACTACAATCATTGAGATGCAAGGCCAAAGAGTTGCTTTTATGCGTTTTGCTGAAGAAATGAATGGTGGATACGCAGACCCTAATCTTTCTCAAGAGATTGACCGCCTCCTTAAACTGGTAGGCAATGTTAATGAGATGGACCAAAATAAAGAGTTCATTCAGATTACTGCAAGCCGTCAATCTTCAGGTGGAGTTTTGTCCGCCATTTTTGGTGACAGAGCCCAAGCCCTAAAAGAACTTCCAGAAGCACTTAGAGAAGATACTGTTACAAGGATTATTTCTGAATCTATAGAAGAGTAAGTTATTTGATAACAGTAAGTGGAGTGTAGTGGAACAGGGTGGAGCAAGGTGGAGGAAAGTTTAGCCACACGAAATCCAGTTCTAAGTATTTGAAGTTAACAAGTGCATGGTAGGTTTCCCTCCGTCACAATAGGTCTTCCTATTGAGGGGTATATTCAATTAAATAGAAATGGTGGTCGTTAAATGGGGTTGTTCTCTTTTGAACTAGCAAACGAATTCGTAGAGACCTACAAGGTAAAGAAGGCACCATTTGGGTATAGGGATGCTGGGGGAAATTCAGTAGGAGAGATTACCTTTCTTCGTACCTATTCTCGCCTGAAGGCAGATGGTACTAAGGAGACTTGGGTAGACGTATGCCAGAGAGTCATCAACGGTATGTACTCGCTTCAGAAAGACCACGCCAAACTTAATCGCTTACCTTGGTCAGATGCCAAGGCAGCAGCCTCTGCTAAAGAAGCATTCGACCGTCTCTTCAACTTGAAGTGGACTCCACCTGGACGTGGACTATGGGTAATGGGTACTCCGCTTGTTAATGAACAGCGCAACAGTGCTGCTTTACAGAACTGTGCTTTTGTATCAACAGGCTCTATGACTAAGACAGACCCATCCAAACCATTCGCCTTCCTAATGGAAGCATCAATGCTCGGCGTCGGAGTTGGCTTCGATGACAAGGGAGCAGACAAGGACTTCAATATCTATGAACCACAAACAGGTGACACCTATGTCATACCAGACACTAGAGAAGGATGGGTCGAATCAGTTGCAACCCTCATCAATGCCTACCTCAAACCAGATACGAAGGCTCCAGTATTTGATTACCAAGAAATCCGTCCAGCAGGTACGCCAATTAAAACCTTTGGTGGAACCGCAGCAGGACACGAACCTTTAGAGAAATTACACGATTTTATTAGAAGCATGTTCGATAGTCGTGCTGGTCAGAAACTAACTCGTCGTGACATTGCAGACATTGGAAACGTCATTGGCGTATGCGTTGTTTCAGGCAACGTTCGTCGTTCTGCTGAACTTCTTATGGGACGCTTAGAAGATGAAGACTTCCTCAACCTAAAGAACTATGAGAAGTATCCTGAGCGTATGTCTCATGGGTGGATGTCTAATAACTCTGTTGAGGTATCTGTAGGTCAAGACTTGTCACCAATCATTGACGGCATTGCTCGCAACGGTGAACCTGGAGTTATTTGGATGGATGTATCTCGTCAATACGGACGACTTGCAGACCCAATCAACAACAAAGACTGGCGCATTGCAGGCTACAACCCTTGTGCAGAACAATCACTTGAATCATACGAGTGCTGTACTTTGGTTGAGACATACTTGAATCGCCATGACTCATTAGAAGATTTTAAGAGAACACTTAAATTTGCTTATCTTTACGCAAAGACTGTGACTCTTATTCCTACTCACTGGCAAGAGACTAACGCCATCATGCAACGTAACCGCCGTATTGGAACTTCAATCTCTGGTGTAGCAAACTTTGCAGATAACAATGGTTGGTCACAACTTCGTACATGGATGGATGAAGGTTACAGAGTTATTAAAGGTTACGATGTGAGTTACTCTGAATGGCTTGGCATTCGTGAATCAATCAAGACTACAACTGTAAAGCCATCGGGAACAGTTTCAATCCTTGCTGGTGAATCTCCTGGAGTTCACTGGGCATCAGGTGGTAAGCACTTCCTTCGTGCTATTCGTTTTGCAAACTCTGACCCAATGCTTCCGCTATTTGGAATGGCGCAATATAGGGTTGAACCTGCTGCTGAATCACCTGACACTACAAGCGTTGTGTTCTTCCCTGTAGAGACTGACGCAAAGCGTGCAGAGAAGGATGTAACTATTTATGAGAAGGTAGCACTTGCTGCTGCGGCTCAACGCTATTGGTCAGATAACTCTGTATCAGTAACAGTTACCTTTGACGCAGAGAAAGAAGCAGAGAACATTGAACCTGTGCTTCACATGTACGACGGACAACTAAAGACAATCTCTTTCTTGCCTATGGGTAACCATGTCTATCCTCAGATGCCTTACACACATATTACTGCTCAAGAGTATGAGGACTACACAATGAAGTTGTTTCCTATTGACTTCAGCGGTGTTTATGCAGGTATGGCTGCGGATGCTATTGGTGAGGCTTACTGCACAACTGATGCTTGCGAAGTAAAGTTAATTAAAGATAACTCTTAATTACTTTTTGTTCTTTGGCGGAGGAGTGCGTAAGCGCTTCTTTGCTAATTGAGCCTTTTGATTAGCGGCACTTCTATCTGCTTTTGCTTTGGCTGCTCCCGCTTCTTTCTTTTGGCGCATTGTAACTACGTCAAGAGGTTCATGGTGAACTGTTGCTTCCATGACAACGCCTTTACGAGAACGAACTCGAATTACATGGTCTTTAGAATTAGGGTGACGGCTTACATGTGTTACATCGCCGTTAGGAAGTTCGTTTTTTGCCCCTACTCGTGTTGCGTAGGAAATCTCTTCTGAAGTTGCTCTTGGCATGTTCCAATGATAAAGAAAAACCCCGATAGTTATGTGCTATCGGGGCTATGACTTCTTTTACTTACTCTTTATAGACGCTACCTTTTGGTATCCAGTCTTCTTTTTGTTTCTTGAGCCAGGTAACTTACCCCCAGGGCCCTTGTGTGCTGCTTGTCTTGCGGCTAAAGCAGCATCAATTTTTAGTTGGTTCTTTTTTGCTCCCATTGCTTTCCCTTCTGCTAAGGCTTTCACTTTACCATAAATGAGAAAGCCCCACCATTTCTGATGGGGCTTCCTTTATGCACCTGTTATTGCTATGGCTTTTGCTTTTGCTTTGGCTACGATTTTTGCTTAGAAGGGAACTTTGTCATCCAAAACTTTACTGCTTTGGTTTTGACTCCCTTCCATGCGCTCCAATCTTTACCTCCACCGCTCATGTGATAAGCGATTTGGGCATTGACCACAGGGTTGAACAGTTCAGCATTAGAAGCCAAATTGAACTTATCTCGTCTATCTGCACCCATTGAACCAAGCATATTTACTTGGAATAGACCAAAGGAGTTATCCCCCGTCTTGCGATTACCGTTGTGAGATAGCGGATTACCATGTGATTCTTTCTTTGCGACAGCCCATGCTTCTTTTAGGTCTTGACCTTTGAAGCCAACTGCGCTCAATAACTCTATGAGTTGTGCGTCAGTCAAACTGTCGGCGTTTACATACTTGGCAAGTATGCGAACTTGCTTGCTCTGTTGAGTTGTTATTGCTTCTGCTTTTGTTGGTGCTATGGCTGGTGTTGCTACACCCACCATAACTCCCAGCATTAGTGGCAATAAGGCTATTCCGCCTATTACCACCCTTATTTTATTTAGTGTTTTCATCTTTCACTACTCCAAATAGTCATTGACAACCTCGGCTGCTTTTGACTGCTGGTGACGGATTCGGTGTAAGTACCTTTCCGTCGTTGTGATTGACTGATGACCTAAACGCTCTTTGACCTCGTGAACATCTACTC